ACACAGCGCATCCAGGCACGCACGTCACGCAGATGTCCATCATGGATGTCGAGCACTACACCGATGCACAGCGTGCTGCCATCATCGCAAGCTATCCCGCCTACGAACGCAAAGCGCGCGTCGAGGGCCTACCTGCACTGGGGAGCGGTCGCGTGTTTCCAATCGACGAAGACGAGATCAAATGCCCACCTATCGCGATCCCACCGCACTGGGTACAGATCGGGGGCTTGGACTTCGGTTGGGATCACCCCTCAGCCGGCGTCAAGCTCGCATGGGACCGCGACAGCGACGTGCTGTACGTCACCGCCGCCCACCGCATGCGCGAGCAGACGCCCACGATGTTCTCGGCCAGCATCAAACCGTGGGGGGTGTGGTTGCCCTGGGCATGGCCTCACGATGGTCTACAGCACGACAAGGGCAGCGGGGAGCAGCTCGCCAAGCAGTACAAAGACCAGGGCCTGAACATGCTCCCCCTGCGCGCCACATTCGAGGACGGCAGCAATGGTGTCGAGGCCGGCGTGGGCGAGATGTTCGACCGGATGCAGACAGGCCGATTGAAGGTGTTCGAGCACCTAGCGGACTGGTTCGAGGAGTTCAACCTCTACCACCGTAAGGAGGGGCTGATCGTCAAGAAGGGAGATGACTTACTTTCCGCAACACGGTATGCCATGATGATGCGCCGTTTTGCGACAGTTCAGAACAAAGCGGCACCGAAGGTGGTGATACCACCGCGGTTCGGCCGAGAATCGAGTTGGATGGGGTGAGCATGGCGGACGACCAGAAGAAACTACACGCGACGCTCAAGCAGCTCGCCGACGAACTCGATGCGGCCGCTCGCATCCGCGCTGGCGCCATGGATAGCCAGAGCCGCGCGGATGATTTATCGGCGCAGGTGAGGGGCAAGATCCAGAGCGTATCGCAACGACTGCGTGAATTGGCAACACCGGTAGATCCCGTCACGATATGAAGCCGCGCCACACATGCTGGAATATCCCAAGGCGCGATTGGTGCGTGTTCACCAGCGGCCTGTATTTTTGGGCTGATCCTCCGAAAATGGATTTTGTTCGCTGGAGACTAATAACATTGGGTCGCTCTACTAGTGAATGGACGCGAGCCACATGAGCGACAATGATCGCGACCACGACAAGGATGCTGTCACCGACAAAGAGATTTTCCTCGAATGCGCCTCACGTCTGCAGATCTCTGCTGAGGCTGAGGGTGAGAACCGCGTCAACGGTATCAAGGCTTTGGAATTCCGCGACGGCGACCAGTGGGATCGCGACATCAAGAACGAGCGCACCATCGATGCTCGTCCAGCCTTAACGGTCAATCACACCAACGTATTCTGTGCTCGCGTGGAGAACACGTTGAGACAGCAACGGCCGCGCATCAAGTGCCACCCGGTGAGCGGTGGCGCACGGGTAGAGACGGCGAAGGTCATCAACGGTCTCATCCGCAACATCGAGACGCTGTCGAATTCAAGTGTGGCCTATGACAAGGGTGGCGGGTCGGCCGTGGACATCGGATGGGGCTATTGGCGCATCGTCAACGAGTACTGCTATGAGCTTGGCGATAAGAATGCGGGATTCAACGACCAGGAGTTGCTGATACGACCAATCCACAACGCATTCACGGTGTATGACGATCCCTCAGCCCGCATGCCAGCGGGCGAGGATCGCACGTGGCTCATTCTCAGCGAGAAGATGAAGCGCACCGAATACAAGATTCGATACAAAGGTGCCATCAACAGCGACTGGCACGGTGGCGATGCACCGGGCGACATGAATCTCGACTGGGACAACAAAGAAGATATCCGTCTCGCAGAGTATTACCGCATCCACAAGGTCGCCGACGTGCTGTGCCAAATGACCGATGGACGAGTTGCACTGAAGTCAGAGCTGCCTGACGAGGAAACGATGATTGCTGCGAACTGGCGTATTGCTATGCGTGATGGCCGAGAGATCACGCGCCCCACGTATCGCAGCGTCGTGCAGTGGTTCCGCATCAACGGCCGTGAAGTCATCGAGAAGCGAGACCTGCCGGGCCGATACATCCCCGTCATCCGTTGCTTAGGCAACGCACTCGACATCAACGGTAAAGTAAAGCGCAAGGGCATGGTCGCGGACCTGATGGACCCGCAGCGCATGTTCAACTACAGCGAGACGATGAAGGCCGAGCGCTATGCACTCGCGCCGAAAGCACCGTGGGTTGCCGCGGAAGGGCAGATCGAAGGCCATCCTGAGTGGCAGAGCGCGAACCAAAAGTCGTATTCGACGCTCGTGTACAAGCCCATCGTGCTCGAAGGCATCGGCATGGTGCCACCACCGCAGCGTCAGGCACCGGTGCAGATCGAAGCAGGCATGGCTGAATGGTCAGAAAGCGCCGCCCGCAATCTCATGGCTGTCGCCGGCGTGCCGCAGGAGAATCCGGATATCTCCAGTCGCGTCATCAGCGGCAACAAATACCTGCAACGCCGCCAAGGCATGCAGGATCTCACGCACTTCCAGTACTACGACAACCAGACGCTTGCGATCATGTGGACCGGCATCATCCTGCTGGACCTAATCCCGTACTACTACGATACCGAGCGCATGCAGCGAATCATCGGTGAGGATGGCGTGCCAGAGATGGTGAAAATCAACCAGGGCGAACCGGGTGAGAACGAAGACCCGGAACAGGTTGCGATATTCAACGTAGCGCACAACCTGCGAGTCGGGCGCTACGACGTGGTAATGGACACGGGTCCCGGCTACCAGACGAAGCGCGAGGAGAGCACCGAGGCTGTGCTCGGCCTGCTGGGCACCCCGCTGGGGCAAAAGGTTGCGGACACGAGCGGCGACCTGGTCATCCGCAACATGGACTTTAACGGCGCGGACGACATCGCTGATCGCATGGCGCCGCAGTACCCCGATGGCATGGAGAAGATGCTCAAGACGCTGCCGAAGCAGGCGCAGGCCATCGTCGGCGGTCTCCAGCAGACGATTCAGATGCTCAAGCAGACGGTGCAGCAGCAGGCTCTGGAGATCAAATACAAGGGCGAGATCGAGGACAAGAAGCTCAAGGTACACACGACCGTCGAAGCGGCGAAGTTGGAGACCGCAGAGGAGAAATCGAAGCGCGAGGATGCGACCAAGATCAAGACGAACGAACTCGACAATTTAGTGAAGATGCAGGTCGCCGAACTCAGTGTCGCCGGGCAGCTGCTCAACACGAAGGTCGAGTCAGAACACGAAGAACGAGCAGCAGACAAGCTCATCGAACGAGGAGTCGAGTAACTATATGCAGGTCGTCACAAACGAAAACTTCTCCCAGTTGGTCAGCACCGGCAAGGTGGATGATTACAAGCCGCCCGAAGCCACGGCGGTGGCAAAACCGGCTGAGCCTGCGACGACGGAGGAACCAGCACGCGGCCCCGATGGAAAGTTCGTTGCGAAAGTTGACACGCCACCAGACGCTGGTGTAGAAACACCTCACGCGGATGCAACGTCTGCGGGTGATGACGATAAAGATTTGCCTGAACGGGCCAGGCACCAGATCGGTAAAAAGCACCGGGCGATGAAAGAGGCCGAAGAGTTCGGGAAGGCTCAGTACCTCGAACGTTTAGCGGCAGATAAGCGGGCAGATGAAGCGGAGCGAAAGCTTCGCGATGTAGAAGCAAAGTCGCGGCCCGCGACGGTTGAGGAACCCAAAGAACCGAAGCCGGAAGATTTTGCGACAGTCGCTCTGTACACCGATGCCCTGGTCGACTTCAAGCTCGCGAAGAAATCCGCTGAGCAGAAAATCGAAGCAGAAAAGCAGCGGATCGCGGACGCGGCAGCGCAGACGGAACGAGCATTCCGAGAGCGTGTCGCGGCAACGAGCAAGAAGCACACCGACTATGAACAGGTCGTGTCATCGCTCGCGGGGTCTGATGCAGATAGCGTGCATGTTGACGTTCTGGAATACATCAAGGAAAGCGAGGTGGGTCCAGAATTGTTGTATGCGCTCGCGAAGGATCGGGGTGAATTGGAGCGGCTGCGAAAGCTGTCGCCCAGGCGGTTTATAGCCGAGCTGGGTAAATTGGAGATGAAGTTGGAGGCACCTACAACGGTGCCATCAACCACAGCTTCAATTGCAAAAACGGTATCGCAAGCGCCCGCACCGATTACGCCGATTGATGCTTCGAAGTCGACCACTGTAGAGGTGGACCCGGCCAAGATGAGTTTCAGTCAGCTACGAGAGTACGAGAGAGCCAGACAACAGGCCCGTGCAGCTCGCCGGTGAGGGTCATATGAACCTTCATCGGAGCCACGACATTGGTCAACAATTTGCTTACGACGAGTTACATCGTCAACACAGGACTACTCGTCCTTGAAAACACCCTGGTGTTCGCAGACGGATGCGAGCGCCAATATTCAGACGAATTTGCAATCAAAGAAGCGAAGATAGGCGCCACGGTCAACATCCGCCGGCCGCCTCGCTACCTCGGTACCTTCGGCCCCGCGCTGAACGTCGAGGACACCAACGAAACCTACGTCCCCGTGACACTGCGCAATCAGTTTCACGTCGATGTGCAGTTCACGACCGCAGATTTGTTGCTGTCGATGGACTTGTTCAAGACGCGCGTGCTGAAGCCGATGATGGCAACCATCGCGAATCGCATCGATTCGGACGGCCTGTACTTCGCGTATCAGCAGACCGCACTCAGCGTCGGCACCCCTGGCATCTCGCCCTCGGCCTGGCTGACCTTCGCCACCGCGAACGCCCTGCTTGACTCCGAAGCCTGCCCCGATGATGGTGAGCGCCGTTGCGTCCTTGATCCCTTCTCGGCAGCGGCTGCCGGTGATGGCATCAAGGGCCTCTACAACCCGCAGGCCAACATCAGCGACATCGTCCGCCGCGGCTTCATCGCTAAGCAGACGGCAGGCCTTGACTGGTATCGCGACCAGAACGTTGTGAGCTTCACGACCGGCGCGCAGGGCGGCACCCCGCTGCTTACGGCCAACACTGGCGGCGCGTTCCTCACCACGGGCTGGGCGCAGTCTGGCTTCATCCAGACGAACGGATGGACCGCCTCGACCGGCGTCG